AAGTCCGGGAATGAGCGGGGCACTTTACGCAATGTCAAGCTGTGGCACCCAATGGGAAAGAATCTCATTTATGACGATGATGAACTTGGCGGTGAAACTGAAGAAGGTTTTTTGTCTACCCGCGGCAGTGGTAGCATGGGTGATTATTATGTGGTGGATTTCTTCAGACCTGCAAACATTGCAGGGGTTGACGATGTCATTCGCTTTGACCCTACAGCTACTCTGTATTGGCATGAAAAATAGTTTCCTGCACGTTTACGAATACACAATTTCCTTCCATCCATGACACAGCCCCTGGCTCCAGTTCGTATCTGGGGTCCTCGTTGGCTAACCAGATGCTTGGTTTCCCCCATGAAATTGTGACTGGATCCCTGTACAAAACTTTGACTTGAAAATTGAATTGGCATCCCAACCAATTTTTGTACCCATGAAAGAACTTAATTCCCCCCTGAATGTCATCAAAAATAGCGTAGTCCTTTTTGGGAGCTAGCATAGCCTCAGCCCCGCTGTATAAGCCACAAAAGTATGCGTGGCTGCCTAGAGATCTGGCCCAAACTGTTTTTCCCAATCGGGTTGGGCCGTATAATACGAGAGATTTTCGCCGTCCTAGTGTGACGGTGTTAGCAAATGCAAAGAGGGGTCTGTGCGTCCTGCCCGGTGGGCACCTCCGAGGTGCCCCCAGGGGAGCACAGACACCGGAAACTCCTTGGATGAAGACCCACTGTTGCCTAGCGGCGAGCGACCCTCACCAAGAGTGTATTAGGTTAGCTTACCGACTGAGTTTCCTTCCAATGTTTGTCCAGAAGATCCAAGGTTTCCTTCAACCCACTCGCTGAGTTCTGGATACATTCCCAGATCAAAGTGTCCTTTGGGCGTACTGTAAGGGGTGGGAGTGTCGGCGAAGTGCCAGTCACAATAGAGGCGAAGGGAATTAAACGAAGTACACAGGCTTTTTGGAGCATACTCTCGGCACAGTCGCCAAAACTCGTCTCGAGTCTCTGCGCCCACGATAATACTCCACACCTCATCTTGTCCTCGAACAGTTGATCTTCTGGACTCAGCGGGACGTTCGAGCCCTCCACCAACGACCTCGCCATCTTTAATCGCATAGTCGTATCCCACTTCAGGAGTTCCCCGTGACTTTTCAATGTTTGGATGGTGGCCTTGTACATCAAAGACATCTGCTTTTCGAAATCTACGCTTCCGTCCGAGGTCGAAAAAAGCATGGAGGTGAATTCCCCCATCAACGTGTGTTTCTCGGCCAATGATACACTCAGCCTGAAGTGTCGCAAGATGACATACAACTGCGAAAGGGTCGAGTTCGCCGCACTGCGCGTAAGTGAGTAGTCCATATCTGGCGTGGAAGTCGAATGACATGTGACTGTCCAAAAGTTCCTGGTGCAAAGTAATGTTATAGCACCAGGGACGGGGACACCCCGTTCCTATAAATAAGGCTTCCCCCTCGGCTCCCCTCTTTGCTAATTTCCGTCTTTCATGTGGTCTCCCCCGGTCTACCGTTCCCCACCTTCCCAGAATGGCAAAGCTCAGCCGCTATCGACGGTCCCACCGTCCCAAGACCAGCCACCGAGGTCGCGTGTCAGCGCGACGCAGGTCCAACCGTCGCTCCGTCGGGAAGAGGCGTTCGTATACGAGGTCTGTCAGAGTCAGCAATCGCAGGATTTTAAATGTGTCAAGCCGAAAGAAGCGGGACACTATGCGACCCGTTGGCTTTCCCTCCTTAGTTCCCGGAGACAAAGTTGAAGGGCCGTACAACATCACTGGCAATTTTGCCCTTACTGTTCTTGGGTGGATTGCAACTGCCCGCGGCAATGAGGTTAATTCTGCTGATGATCCCTCTACTATTTTCGATTCGTCCACTCGCACCTCCACCACCTGTTACATGCGCGGCCTCAAAGAAAACATCGAGTTGTCTACCTCGACCGGAACCGCGTGGCAGTGGCGCAGAATTTGTTTCACATTCAAGTCCTTTGACATCATCAGTGTCGCCGGGATCAATCAACTCCTGTTCCATGAGGACACTTCCGGCATTCGCCGCAGCATGCATAGCCTCACTTCAGCCAGCCCCGAAGCTGTAGGCGTTTTCGGCAACCTGCAGTCCCTGCTTTTCAAAGGGCGCCTAAACACGGATTACGCGAATTTCTTCACCGCCGCTACGGATCCCCACCGGGTGAATGTCCGCTATGACCAAACCCGGATGATAAAGTCCGGGAATGAGCGGGGCACTTTACGCAATGTCAAGCTGTGGCACCCAATGGGAAAGAATCTCATTTATGACGATGATGAACTTGGCGGTGAAACTGAAGAAGGTTTTTTGTCTACCC